ACTTTAGTAATCGCTTCTAACCTTGTTTTACCTGTTGCATAATATCCGCCTATTTTTGATGGGCTATGCAATAGGGCTACATAGGTATTGAATAATTTGTATGTGATCATATTTTTAATTAGTTACTAATAAATAAAGCACTGTAAAAACAAATAAGAGAACTGCTAACGAAATGCCTGTAAGATATTCTTTTAACATTTTATTTTATTGCATCCACTTGTGAATAGAATATCGACCTTTACCACTAACACTTGACACGGACTCTTAAAATATGCGGTTTAGTGATATATAATAAGGGTATCATATCTATATGTTATAAGTCAAGCGAATTGTAATATATTATACCTCTACAACACAAATGCGGGGACATTGTCAAATAAAAGGGCTATTGGGCACGATTTCTAGCCATAAAAAACCGCACTGTTGGCGCATAGACACATAAGATATTATTTATTATTTTTTTTTTTTTATTATTTAGAACTTTGCACTATAGAAAAGCACTTACAGACTTCTGTCTGTTTTTGTGGTGTAATATTATTGACAGGTATTTTCTTTCTGTTTGTTTTCCCGTGGCTCAACCCCCCGACCATTGACATCTTTCCCATTTTATTACCAAATCCGCGCGCTTAATATAACCCTGTATGGACTATGTATCCATAGTCCATACCTTTTGAGTTTGTTTTCTATTATAAATAGAATGTTAATAAATCTTATTGCTATTCAATAACAACTAATGTATAATGTATAAGGTACCCCTACCCGTACCCCAAAGTAGTACGTCAATTGTATGTATATGTATATGGATTTTTTATTCTTTTTCTTTCACACCCCCACACAAAAATTTTTAAAAATTTTCAACTTACCACGCTTGACAAATAACTAATAATATGGCAAAACGAACTATTAAACCATTACCTCCAACCGATGCTCCTTTAGAGCCAGTTTTCCACCCTGCCCCCAAAAAGTTTAAAAATAGAATGACTTTAAAGCAAAAACGCATTATTGTTGCTTATGCCAAGACCGGTTCTAATAAAAAAGCTGCTGAACTAGCCAAGGCTTCCGCTGCTTATGTGGGTGTTGTTGTTAATAGTCCTAGGGGGCGGATTGAATTACAACCTGTTATTGATGCGATTGCTTCTCACCGCAACGCTGTTTTGTTAGATTTAAGGCGTAGAGAGTCATCATTTTTTCAAGAAGACTATAAAACAATGTTATCTGCACTAGACATCACCACTAAAAATCATCAGCTTCTTTCTGGTGGTGCTACTGAAAATGTTGCTGTGGCAGATGTGACAGAAAAATATAATGAGCTTATTAACGCGGTTAAAAATGGTAAAGAAATAGAATGACATCATCTGAACGCAAAGTATGTATGGGCTTACTTGAACTATTTACAGTAGAAGGTGTACCTTTTAGTGAACTGATTACCGAGGGTCAATTACAAATTTTTTATGAACTAGTTTTTCGTAAAAATACTCGTGTGCAGATACTTACCCCTACCCAGTACGGAAAATCATTTGTTGTGGCTATTGCCTGTATAGTTATTTCTTGTATTCAGAAAGAAGTGGTTGCGGTTGTTGCTCCGACCAACGACAAGGCGCGCATAATTATGCGTTATTATATTGATCACTTAGGAGATTCGCCTATTTTTTCACAACAACTAGAGAAAAATACGCGCCTTGAACGCTTACGAATGGAAGAATCCAAAGATCGTATCATTCTCCGTAATGGTGGGGGGATATTTATTGTATCGGTACAAGCGGGTAACTCTAAAAAAGGTATTGAAAGCGCGATGGGTGCTGGTGCACGCATTGTTATTGAGGATGAAAGCTGTTTGATACCTGATCCCATTGAGGCAACTGTATTTCGTATGATTGCTGGTAAAGGACCACAAGCTTTTTATTGTAAGATAGGCAATCCTTTTTATAGAAATCATTTCTTTAAGTCATGGAATGATCCGTTGTATAAAAAAATAGCTATTGATTATAAGCAGGCGATGGAGGAAGGGCGTTTTACAACAGATTTTATTGAGGAAGCACGTCTTAAACCTTATTTTGATGTGTTGTTTGCTTGCAAATTTCCTGACGCTGATAGTGTGGATACTTCTGGTTACTCATTACTTATACCTGAAAAGATAGTAAGGGATAGGATCCGCGATAAGGTAGATCTTTTCGGAACCCTCTATCTTGGCTGTGATGTGGCCGGGGAAGGTTCTAATAAGTCGGTGGTGGTTTTGCGTGGTCGCAATGGGGCGAAAGTGTTATATGCTGAAGATAATCACGATACGATGGCTTTTGCGGGTGTAATTGCGCGTTTTGCCATACAACACAAACCTAAAAAGATATATGTTGATAAAGTTGGTATTGGCAAGCCTGTTTATGACCGCTTGCGTGAATTTCCTGAAATATCTGGTGTGATTGGGGTTATTTCTGGTGAAAAACCTGAAGATGTTGATAATTTTTTTAACAAACGCGCTGAAATGTTCTGGCGGTTACATGATTGGTTGCCTAAGGCTGAACTAGAGGGGGATAAGTGGGTTGATTTATCTGATATTAGGTATAAAATACAATCAGATAAGAAAATAAAAATAAAAAGTAAGGATGAAATGTTGCGGGATGGGGTGCAAAGCCCTGATATTGCTGATGCTTTATCCATGACATTTTATGATCGCGAAACAATGTTTGGCAGACAGGTAGAACAAACTGAAAGCAAATTATTCCGGGAAGCGATGAAGAGAAAAAAACAATTACAAGGGGGTGGTAAGCGTAAACTTTTATTTATATAATGAACAAAAAATATAATTTAGGAAAAGAAAATCGTGAGACTATCAAATTAGTGGCTAATCAGATAGGGGGGATTATTGGTAAAACACTCGGACCGGGAGGGCGTAATTATTTGTTAAATAGTGGCATTACTAATGATGGGAAAACTATTGTTCGTAGTATTAGGTTCAAAGACGAATGTCAGGATTTAGTATCCTTAATTGTTTGTGATATTGCCGATATGGCGGATAAGGATGGGGGTGACGGCACGTCTACCGCTTTGGTGGTCGGCACTACTTTGGTGGCAGATCTTATTGATAAGGTGGAGGATCTTGATGTGCCTATAAATAGTAGTAGTTCTATGTCTGTTATAGCGATGGTAAAAAAACTTAAAGAGGAAAAAGAAATTATTCTTGATTTGCTTGAAAAGGAAGCGGTTAAAGTAGAAACCCTTGAACAGCTTGAAGATGTAGCTATTACAGCGATGGAAGATGATGTGATTGCAAAGAGGGTTGCGCGCGCCGTTTGGGAGGTGGGTCCTGATGGATTTGTAACTATGGAAGAGGGATTTGGGGGTGATGTGGAAATAGAAAATGTGCCCGGTATAAAATATGCTGTCGGGGTGGTTGCTCCTTTTCAATACACTACTAGTAAAAATGAGGCTATTTTTACTGATTCACCTATATTGGTGGCTAATCATTTTTTTACGTCGTTGTCTGAATTAAACCCCCTGCTTAAAGAATTTAATACAATGAAAAGATTTTCATCTTTTATAATCGTAGCCAAAGGTTTTGAACCACCATTTATTCGTTCGGTGCATGATTTAGCAGTGGTTTCTAATTTTAAAATATTGCTTTTAAAAACTTCTATTACGGATGATGAACTGGAAGATGTGGCATCTTTTGTGGATGCTAAGGTTATTAATACTAGTCCCCGCATTGGGAATAAAACAGAGGATATTAAATTCCATGATTTAGGTAATAGTAAAAAAATTATAGCAGGGGAAAAGGAAACAGTTTTTATCGGTGGTCGGGGGTTAGAAAGTGCTGTGATGACCACTGCTGGTTCCGTGGTCAGGGTTACTGATCGCGTGCGGTCGTTAAAAGAATTAATGGGTGACAAAAAGGATGAAAAGCTAGAAGGGAGGATCGCGCGTTTGTCTGGGGGGATAGCTATTATTCGCTTTGATGCTAAAACACAGACGGAAAAGTATTATCTTAAACTTAAAATTGAGGATACTAAAAATTCATGTAGGGGAGCGCTTAAATACGGGATGGTTCCTGGGGGCGGGGTAACACTTAGTAAGATAGCTGATAGTTTGGGGCAGGATGCCTTGATGTATAAGGCGCTTAAAGAGCCTTATCTAATAATTCAACGTAATTATGGGGGGCAATTAGATATTGGGGAGGGGGTAGTTGATTCATTAAATGTGGCGCGGTCATCTATTAGTAACCCCATATCTGTTGCTAGTAAACTTATTACACAGGAGGGGATAATTGCCGATGAGGAGATGTCCATGATTGAGGAATTTAAAAACAAATTATTTTAATACTTATCCACAGATTGCATTGACATTATAAACTATGGTATAATACACACAGAAATGATAAGAAACAAAATAATTAATATTTTTATCTGGCTCATTGAAAAGGATTTGTCTACAATTCCTAGACAGGTGTTATCTGAAGAACAGGCTACGGGATTGCTTGCGCAACTATGGACTAATCCGGCTTTTCAAAAATATGTTGCCGATAGGGATGCTAGATTAGTTTATACGATGGCGGGTCCCGCTGGTAATGATCCCGAACCTAGGGACAAGCACATGATGAAATTTGGACAACGGGTTGAAATTTTGCTTTTGGCGGCAAAAGCTAAAGCGTGTGCAATGAAAATTAATAAAGAGATTGAAGAAAGGAAAGTTTAACTTTGACACAGATGTAGGTCATCGACCACCTGCATCTCTGTCAGCGCTAAACTGCCATTATTTAGCAGATGTCATTCATCTTAAAAAATGTTAATAACTAGTCACACTTCAACTATGAACGAAAATGAAGAATTAAACGCAGGCGAGGGAGCGGAAGACCTCGAACTGGAAAAAAATCCAGGCGACGATCCTTTTGATTTAATAGAGGATGAACAATTGCGGGCGGATGCTAAAAAGTTCCGTGCGATAGCTAATAGGAAGGTAAAAGTAGCGGTTGTTGAAAAACCACCGGTTGTGGTTGAAAAATCACCAATTAAGACTGATGATTTTGTAAAAAAATCAGACCTTGCTCTTATGGCTGTTAATGGGGCTAAAGAATTGGTTTCTAATGAAGTCAAAGAACACTGGGATGACCTTATGGAAATTCCGTTAAGTGGCTATGATAATTTGGATGCTAAATCTATTGCTAATAATATGGCTGAGAGATTAGTTATATTTAATGCGCGTAATCCGGTTGGTGAAAAGAAAGAAGATGTGTCTTATTTGACTACTACAAAGACAACAGGCACAGGATCAGGACCTTCTGTTGATAAGACAAAGACTGTTAAAAATCCCCCTAATTTTAATTTACCAACTAAACCTGATGATTGGTACAAATCTTAAATCTTAAAGGTTGTTGTTATTATTCAAATAACTATAACCAAAATGGCTTTTATACCTGTAAATTACGATGACGGTAGAACAGTTTTGTTGAAGGCTAAGGCTAGTATTGCTTTTGTAAAAGGCAATGCCCTTGTGGACGATGGTGCTGGTTTTATAACCAATGCTTCATCATCGACGGCTGTTGATATTCGTTATATTGCAGCTGAAACAATTACAAGTGCCGCTGTGGATGGAACAACAATGTTAAATTGCTGGCCTGTTCGCGGTATTCGTTTTGTGGCTGATTGTGACGCCGCAGCAGCTCAAACAGACGTTGGAACTGAGGCGGATTTAGCAGCAGCAGGACAAGTAAATCCTGATGCATCAACCCACGATCTATTCTTCATTGAATCAATCGATTTGTCTGGTGGTGCGGTAGGAGTATCTACTAGAGTGTTTGGTCACTTCCTAGCTGGCGTACCTAATTCATAACATTATTAATTAATTATTACTTAACATGGCATTAACAACCCTAGATTACGCAACCCTCACAGGTAAACTGAATGAGTGGTACAACGAATCAGCAGTAGAAAAAGTGCAATCATGGATTGGCAAGGAACTTTTTGATGTTTCTGAAACTAATTGGCAAACATACAATTACCTTGTCTTGAATGGATTGGCTAAATTCGACAGGGTGGCAGAAGGCGCACAGCTTCCTATTGCAACATCAGTAGAAGGTGATAGTGTTTCTGCTACACAAAGACGATATGGTGGAAGGATTGGCATTACTAAGGACATGAGAATGTTTGAAAGATATGACCAAATGAAAGAACTTGTAAGTTCAGCAGTAGATTTTGCTTTTGATAGAATTGATCAATCACAAGCAGATCTTCTTACTAATGGATTTGCAGGAACATCATATACGGATATTTACGGAACGACACAATCAAATGTGTCTCCGGACGGTGTTGTGTTTTTCTCCGCTTCACACACAAATAATCAAAACGGAACAGTTTCCAGAAATCTTATTAGAAATGCAGTAGGAACAGCAAATCCAGCGCTTGCACGCGATGCTATTGTTACTACTCGTAAGGATGGAATGACACACAAGGATCCTAACGGGGCAAACAGACCTATTAACCTCAATACGTTGATAGTTTCTGCATCTAATGAGGACTTGGCAGAAAGAACAGTTTATTCATCAGGAGTTCAAGGAACACCTAATGTTGATCTTAACCCATTGAAAGGTAAGGTTTCTAACATTAAAGTGTGGTCACGACTTGATACAAGAGGTGATGGAACTGACACCTCGGCTTATTGGTTTATGGCAGATTCTCGAAATGTTACAAAGACATTGAAATCTCCATTTGCACAGAAGCCTATGATGGGAGGAGCTACTCAGGTTCACGATTCATTAAACTGGGAGTATCCAATTGATAGTTACTACACTATGTTTGTTGGACAACCATATAATGTTTTCGGATCTACAGGAGCAAATTAATAAAGATGGTTTCTATTATTAGCTAATTTAACCTAAAAATGTCTATAAACTATACAAATTTGGTGGCACAAGGAAGAGCTAAAGGAATTGAGCAACCTTGGTCACCAGAGGAACTTGAGGCACTTTTAACGCTTGAACGGGAATGTCATATTTCACGTTCACTAGCTGCTGATTATATCAGGAATGGTATTTCAACTGTTGAGGATTTTGAAAAAGCTCAAAAAGCAAAATTCACTCCTAAAACAATTGATGAGGCGGCTGCAGAAGCGGATAAAACCCTTAAAGAAAGTGGAAAGGCTGCCATAGGTAAAAAGAAAACAAAATGAACTACATAAAACAAAATCATCTTTCGCTTCTTATTGTCTTGTGGCTTGTGATGTCTGCTGTTTTTTCTGCATCTGCTCCGCTAAAAGATGTTCCTAATCTTGGTGCGGCGAACAGAGAATCAACAACGATTACTAATCCATTCATCTTTACACAAGGCGCAACTCTTCAGGGAACAACAACAATTGTTCGTTCGCCCGACGGGTTTGTTGCTTGGAGCGGTTATGTTGTGGCAACAGGAACAGCGAAGGCAGTATTTACAAATACCGGTGCGCCGATGATGTGTGATGCTGATTCTGGATTCATTCGACCGAAAGGCACAACTTTTGCGCCTTCGATTGTTTTGGCACTAGGAACAAGTACATCTGCTACAGGACATTCTGTAAACTTAATTGCTTCAACAACCGTTGCGACAACAACAACGTCCGTTATTCCTTTTACTTACGCACTACCGTTTGTTCTTGGAAACAACGAATCAATAGTTGGGGGTATTTCTGATTACAGCGCGGCGATAGCCTCGTCTACATTCTTTAGTAATTGGAGTATAGAGTTCGGAGTCCACTGTTGGACAATGGGTTCGTAATTCAATTCTAACTCAGGGCCTTTATAGGCTTTGGGCTTAGGACTGAATAATTAAAAATTAATCAATAATATGAAAAAATATATAATCATAGCAATAGTAATAATTATTGTGAGTGTTTTTGCTGTTTTAAATAAAAATATTACAATATTGGGTGGTGCTGGTACGGTGACTACAACAGCTTCTTCCACGGCTTATACAATAACTACAACTGCGGTAAGGGTGTTGGCTACCTCAACTAAAAGATCTGCGGTGACTATTACACCGATAAATTGTACCGCGTCATCGGTAATTTCTCTAAACTTAAAAGAACCTGATCAGGCGCCAACAGCGTTTACTGGTTTTGGGATATTAAGTTCTACAACTCAATCTTTCGGAGATAGGAACGATCCACCGACACCACAGAACTCTGTTAGGGCTATTAATAGTAGCGGTACATGCACAGTTCTGGTTACTGAATTTATACAAAATTTTTAACTAAAATATAATGCCTCCATTTTTAACTACAAAAAATAGGCAGATATTAGTCAATCAGGATGCAGTAAGAATTGAAGAAACGTATTTGATTGCTGATATATCTGCCGCTTCCCCGACACTTACGGTGGCAAATATAAACCGTTTTGCGATTAATCAGAATCTGATAATTAATCCTTATGGTGAAACAGCAGAGCGGGTAAAAACACACGCATCTTCAGCTCCTTCAGGCACCACAGTTACCTTGTCGGCAAACACAGCTTTTGCTCACTATGCGGGGGAGAAAGTTTATCTTGTTACTTATAACCAGATAGAACTTTCGAGGGCATTAACAATAACTGGAGCAAAGACGGCACTCTCTACATCCTTAGGCAACGGGTTGGTTGATATGGAGGCGGATAATAAAATATTAAAATTTGTAGAAAGAGAATATAATTCTGGATATTACTTCGGACGTTATATAAACGGCATAGGGGCAACTTTTACTATTTCTGGGGACACCCTCACATCAACGGCGCACGGCCTTGTGAACGGGGATACTTTAAAACTTATTGCCGCCACGACGATGCCTACAGGCCTTTCAAGTACGGTGGTTTATTATGTTGTTTCGGCAGCTACCAATACGTTTAAGGTTTCTTTGACCAATGGTGGTACAGCAATTACCGCATCTGATAGTGGTACAGGCACACTTACATGGTATAAAAGTTCTTTGTTTTCCGATCCTTTAATTGTGTCAGGATGGACACGGGATTCTGTTGGTTTCATGATTGATAGGTCTCTTCGGGATCTAGAAATTGAATTATCTGATAAGGTTACTAGGGAGGATTGTTACGAGTGGCTTAATTCTGGCATTAAAGAATCTCAGGGAAAATTGAAAAGATGGCCAGAGCATTATTCTTATAATGCTGTTCTTGGGCAAGTTTCTCGTGGAAATAATATTGTGGCGATGCCTACTGATGCTTATGACAGAGAAACAAACAAATCATTAATAGCGGTTAGAATTGGTGATAATAGCAAGCTTTCTTATTTAGACCCTGTTAGTTTTGATCAACAAATGGAGGGGGTTAAGGTGACACAGGTTACTACTCAAGCTACTAGCGGACAGACTACTTTAGAAATAAACAATTCTTATGATTTTGAAGATAGTGGTTCTGTAAATGTTTATATTGCGGGTGTTAAATATAATATTATTTATACGGGGGTGACCAGATCCGCCACTGCGGGTATATTAACGGGAATAGCGTCTTCTGGCACGGGGTCAATTACCGTCACGATTCCTGCCGATACTTATGTGTGGCAAGGAGAAATGGAGGGAGTTCCATCAACTTTTACAGTTCGTAATAGTAATATTGAATTTTACCCACTAGCTGATGGCAATAATGATAATGCTAATTTATATTCTGATTATTCTAAGGTAGCGGTAATGGTTGATAGTGATGGCGATGTAATTGATTATCAGCGATATGATATGCTACAGGATTATTTAACATGGCGAATGAAAATGAAGGATAGAAACAAGGGGGAATTAGATAGAAATGATGGGTATTATTTAGGATATAAAGAGAAACTAAATGATGCTATAAGGACACTTGCTCAAAATAATAAGTTTCCAATGCGACCAAGGGTTAATAATATGTCTAAACGACCGAGGAATCGCTGGATGAGCCTCCAAGATATTCATATAAATGATCAATAATAATGGCAAACATAAAACAAACAGATTTTTCTTCAGGCATGATAGATGTGAATGTATCTTTGGCTCCCAAAAATACAGTGGGTTTGTTGTTAAATGCTGATACAGATACAGAAATAGGCAGTGTTGTTTCAAGGTTCGGAACAGCAACTATAGGCGCACAACTGGTTGCTGGGAAAAATATTTTGGGACTTCAACAGCATATTGATGTTGATACTCCTTCTAATAATAAATTGTTTGCAACTGTTAATGCGGCGGGAGATGCCACTTCCGTTGTTTATGACGTGGTGGCAGGGACTACTTCGGTTACAGGACTTACTGCATCTAAAAAGATGCGTTTTTTAACATATAATGGGGCAACACTAGCTTTAAATGGGGCAGATGTAGAAAGATCATATACTTCGGCTGGCTGGATTACAACAGGTGGAGCTTTTGATTTGGCCAATATCCCATCTGCTAATAAAGTTAATTTATGTGTAGAATTTTTAGATCGCGTTTATGTGGCTGGAGATTTTGCCGCACTTACTAGACTTTATTATTCTGGGGTTTCTAATGGGTCTACTGTGTCGTGGACTGTTGGTAATGGATATGTAGATATTGAACCAGAAGATGGGGGTGGCCCCATCACCGCCCTTAGTAAGGTGCCTGGATATATTTTAGTTTTCAAAGAAAGATCAATACATAGGTGGAATTTTTCATCTGCTTTTCCAGAATCTTTAATTCAAATAGGTACACCATCTCAAGAATCGGTAATTATGGGTGGGGGGTTATGTGCTTTTTACTCTAACTCAAATGAAGGGGCTAAGGGATTTTATATTACTAACGGAGGGCGTCCTGAATCCATATCACAAGATAATAATAGACCTATAAAAAAATGGGTGGATGCCATACAAACAGCTAATGAGACGGAAATTGCGGGGTGGGCAACAGACAGGTATTTTTGCTGGTCGGTAGGGGATCTTGTTGTTGATGGTGAAACTTATACTAATGTTGTTTTAAAATATAATAGATTATTGAATCAGTGGGTAATTCGCACTTATCCGCAAAGGTTTAAAGTTTTTGCTAATTATTTGGTATCTGGTGTCAATACTATTGTTGGGGGTGGTAATGATGGGACAGTATACAGAATGGATAAACCTGGAACTTTTGTAGACGCTTCAGCGGCTACAACTAAAAATTTCTCGTGGAAAATTAGACAACATCATAATAATTTTGAAGATAATCACATTAAAACATTAAGTGAGAATGTTGTGGTCAAGGGTAAGAATTTAGGTTCTGTAAGAGTTGTTGCTTATGTAGATGAAAAATTAGAACCGATAGAAATAAATGGTAAAAATTCTCAATCTAAAAATCTTGCCCTTTTTGGTATTGGTAAAAATATTAAAGGAACAACTTTGTCTTTGGAGGTTTCCGGTGAATCTAGTGGCGCGTCGAGTATTATTCGTGAGATAGAGATGGAAAATATAACTATTGATAAATCCTATGGCACTTTATAATATAAACGACCTTTTTAAAAGTAACATTCCGGAAGCAATTGAATTGCCTAATTTAGGTTCCAGTGCACTAGATAATATTAGTGCTGACGAAATTGGGACGGGAGAAATAGGCAATCAGCTGGGTAATGTTGGAAGGTCACAAGCACTCATCACCATTAAACCAGGTGGAAATATTCAAAAGGCAATAGATAAATTACATATTTTGGGTGGGGGTAAGGTTCTTATTTTAAATGGTACTCATGTTGTTGATTATGATATACAATTATATTCATCTATTACTTTAGAGGGTGAAAATTCAGAAACAGCAATCATAGATTTTATTGGATCATCTAAACAAGTAAAGGCGGTAGGGACAGGTGCATATAATGTTGGCACAGTTTCGGTGACAAATAATGGGACGACAGTTACCGGTTCAGGAACGTCATGGTTGTCTAATGTGGTTGCGGGTCAGAATATTTTATTGGGTGGGGTATGGTATCCAGTAGCTGTAGTTAGTAGTGATACAGTTATTATTATAGGATTGCCTTATGCGGACGTGTCTTTGAGTGGCGCTAGTTATACCATCGCCACTTTTGTTCAAGATGTTTTGTTAAAGAACTTAGTGATAAGAAATTCTGCTATCTCTGCTATTAAGTTTCAATATGTTAATGAGACGGTTATAGATAATGTGAACATTCAGACTAGTTTGGTGGGTATAGACGTAGATACTTGTTCTCAATTAGAGGTGGTAAATGTTGATAGTGTCGCTAATTACACAGGTTATAGTTTTACAAATACTCATCTATTGAGTTTTCACAGTAATGGCAGTATTGATGCTCTTGCAAGTCATGGAATTGTTTTAAACAATGTTACCAATTCTTCTTTTATTGCTAATTTTATTTTAAATTCCGCAGGTGATGGTTTAAATGCCACATCTGTTTCTAACCTAGGTTTTACCAATCTTATCTGTGTGGAAAATGGCGGACAGGGTGTGGAATTTGTTTCAGGTAACGACAATGTGATTATAAATGGTTTGAGGATTGATGGTAATGCTTCCGATGGAATAAAATTAACAGCCACCTCAGACAACATTTTCATATCTAATGGTTTTATAAAAAATAATGGTGGCTATGGTTTAAATATAGCAGCTTCTTCTTGTGACAATACTGTGATCACAGGTAATAATTTTACAACTAATACTAGTGGTGCGGTTAATAATGGTGGAACGGGGACTCTTTTAAGGGGTAATATAGGGGTGACGGACAACTCTAAATCTGCCCTTACAACAACGACCATTTTCGGTGGTGCTGGTGATGACGGTGACGTCACAATTTCCGCTGGGACCACTACTCTGACAAGGGATATGTATTACAGTAGTTTAACTATTGATAGTGGTGCTGTTTTGGCGCCTGCACATTATAAAATTTTTGTAAGAGAAACGTTAACTAATAATGGAACGATAAGAATAAATGGTAATAATGGTGGTAATGGTACAAATGGAACAAATAATAACAATGTATCTGGACAAGGTGGTGCAGCTGGCGCTGTTGTAGCAAGTGGTACGTTAGCCTCTGTGGCTGGTAGTGTCGGTGGTACTCGTGATCTTACTCCAAGTACTGCTGGAGTCAGTGGAAGTACAATCAACGCCAATCCATCGGAGGGTTCAAACGGGTCTGCTGGTGGGAATGGGGGTGCATCAGGGTCTTCAGGTGGACTCGGAGCTGGTGGTACAGGAACAGGTGGAGCTGCTGGAGTTGCTACAGCACCAATATACAATAGACTAAAGATCATATTCAATGCGGTCAATTTTCTTGAATTTGCTCCCGCCGTAAGTCCCGTAAGAATACTAGGTTCAGCGGGGTCAGGTAGTGGAGCTTCAGGAGGTACAGGAGGACGTGTTGGCGGTGAAAACTGGGGACATGGAGGAGGAGGTGGTGGGAGTGGTTCGACGGGTGGAACAATCTTTATTTTGTGTAACACTTGGGCTGGAAACGGCACAATCGAAGCAATTGGTGGTAACGGTGGTAACGGTGGTAACGGTGGAGTGGCTGGTGGAGGGGCATCAAACTCTGGTGGTGGCGGCGGCGGAGGAGGAGGAGGGGGGGGAAATGGTGGTTTGTTTGTCATTGCGTATACAACAAAAACCTGGACTGGAACTGTAACTTTAACTGGTGGTAGTGCTGGCACAGGCGGTACAGGGGGGGCAGGAACTGGCACAGGCGGTACGGGTGTTACTGGTTCAAATGGAACAGCAGGAGGGACGGGTACAACAATTGAAATAGTATTAGTCTAATTTTATCAATAAGTTAAAATATGGTATAATATAACAACATGAACTTCACGCTCACAACAAAAAAAGGCACAGAGATAGTTATAGAAGCTGGTACAACCATTGTTATTGAAATAGATGGCGTCAATTACGAAATTATAATTAACAAAATAAAATGAATCCTACACAAGAACAATTAAATGCTAGATTAAATCCAACAGCAGTTAATTTAAGTATTCCAAGTGAAGGCTCGGTTTTCCGTTCTGATGGTCCAACGTCTGATGTTATTTTTATGATCAAGAATGGACAACTTCAACAAGTAAGTTTGACCTCATTAGGATTTGAAGCAGAAAAAGCGGCTGGCCGACTTACAATGACTCAATATGGTTGGGATGGACCGGCTACACACCAGCAAAATGGATTAATGAAGGTTGGTCTGAGTCAATTAAAACAACAATATGGTATTGATTTTAATTCAATACCCACAAAACCAGAGGGGCAGATAGCCGACTTGGCGGGGCTTGTTCGTGATGGAAAACTTCAACAGGGTACAATAACCGATTTCAATCAAGTTAAGACTGCATTGGCGGGTACTCCCAGCGCAGGGAGTGTTGTAACTGTCAACAACACCCCAAACACTCTCTCTACCACATTAGGACAGGCAGCAAAGGGGACACAATTGCCACCTCCCAGTGTAAATCTTCAACCCGGAGCAACAGGTGAAGATGTAAAAAAACTTCAAGATTATCTGGTTTCAAAAGGCCTAATGACGCAAGCGGAAGTTGATACAGGTTACGGGACTTATGGACCAAAGACTACAGCTGCGGTAGCAAAACTTCAGCAACAGTTGGGGGTTGATAATTCTTCAGGGGTTGGTTATTTTGGACCTAAAACAATGGCGGCAATTTCTGGTTCCACGTCTACGTCGGGAACATCGGTGTCCGGTGGGGGCAGTGCTTCGTCAGCACAAGACAAGGCCGTGCAAGATATATTAAATAATACTAACATATCAGCAGATCAAAAAGCTTTACTTCAAAAGTTTTTTGAAACAATTTCTACAAACGATGTGGCTACAGCTAATAAAATTATTGCAGGTTTTAATGCGGCAACTGAATATAGCTCCCCCTATTTCAAGGCTCAAACACTTATTGCCACCGATGCTCTTTCACGGGCTATTGGTGCAAGCGAGGGGGATCTGGCTTTTAATGAAAAAAAACTAAGGGATACACTTAATGACTTACAAGCAACCACTTCCGCATCAAAAGATCAATTAAGTTTCCAGCACTCTCAAGAGTTAAAAAAATTAGCCGATTCATATAAAGTAGATTTAGAAAACACACAACAAAATCTAGCATCTCTAGGTAAAACATCCTCTTCTGTTCGTACACAATCCGAGCAGTTATTAAGTGAACAAAATCAAGGATTGGTAGAAAGTTCTACTCGTCAATTTTCTTATCAAACCGGTAATTTGGACAGGTCTTTGGCGGGCACCACGCGTGATGTTAGTCAGTCCCTAGCGTATCTTCAAGACAAAGCGACACAAGACAGGATAGCGAATCTACGCAAAACTGAAGAACAGGTCGGGTCATCAGTTTTATCAAGTCTTGGTTACACAGGACTACTGGGTAATGTGGGTGGGGATATACCAAGGAGACAGGTAACTGATAGTTTATCCTTCGCAAACTCCTTCGTTTTTTAGAAAAACATGAGTGAATATCAAAAACAAAAAGTAAAAGTGAAATGTCTAAATTGTTTAAAAACAAGAGTTATTTCTTTAGGACAGCTACAGAGAAAGACATTAAAGAATGATTTACGTTGTAGAGGTTGTCTTAAAATGGGGATAAAAATGTCTACACAGGCTAAGATAAAGATGTCTATCAGTAAAAAGAAACTAGTTTTGAGTGGTTGGCTTCCAGATTATGCTAAAAAATATAAGGGTGGGCATAGTTCTCTACCAAAGATTTGTAACTTCTGTTTAAAAGAATTTTACAGCCCATACAGTACCACCAAATCATGTTCAAAAGAATGTTCTAATAGAAAAAGAGTGTCTGATGGCACACATCATTTTTGGAAGGGCGGTGTTACTCCACTAAATTTTGTTATTCGTTCAATGGTTGAATATGAAAGATGGAAACAGGAAGTGATAGGCAAGCACGGTTTTGTTTGTGAAGAATGTCACGTTGCTAGTATTTATGGACATTTTATATTAATGCACGTTGATCACATAGTTCCATTATCTTTTATTATAAAGAAATACCAAATAAAAAATAAGGAAGATGCAAGGAATTGTGTAGAGTTGTGGGATATTAATAATGGAAGAATTTTATGTAAACCATGTCATGAAAAAACAGATACTTATATGTCAAAGGCAAATAATTATGAACAATTAACAAAAACAATATGAGTGTATATCAATATGTAAATAATCGGGGGGTTCTCACAACCATAGAAGCGCCATCAGCACAGGAGGCTTTAAAAGCTCCTGATATTGGTAAAAATAGCGGGGTTATGGCAGTTGGGGGTGGCGCTCAACCATCTTCTGCGGGCGCTCCCACAACACCAATTAAAGAACCGACAAATTCTTCAGGCGGGGGTGATCTTTTAACTTTTAAAGATTCTCTTAATAAAGTAGTTCAGCTTGCAAAAGAAAAGCGAAATGCTTTATCTCTTGATTTTATGAAACCTTTTCAGGGCACTGTTGCGGCATCTGATTTTAATTCTATTTTAGGCAATCTTAATCAAGCGAGTGATACATTTACTAAAGATACCTTAAAATTAGCCACAGAATCTGTAACACCTAAATATAAAACAGATCAAGTTGGTTCTGATTTATATCAATATCAAGTAGATCCCGTTACCGGTCAAATAATCGGCGAGCCTGTTAAGATATTGAGTGGGAAAAGTGGTTCAGGAACAAACGGTAGCACAAACAAAATTACCCTTACAGAAGCACAAAATAGGGGGCTTCCTCTAGATGTTGTTGGATTATCTGAAGAAGAAATTGCGCAGTCTTTTACTAAAAACACACCACCTGCATGGTTTGTTGGAAAAGTAAATAGTGAAAGAAATCAAACAGTTTTGCCCAGTGAAATTCAAACATTGTGGGATAAGTATAGAGCAGATTATAAAAGTAGTTTTGAAGAGGGGGGAGGTAGACCTAGATAAAAAATTATGGGAGTACTTGATTTTATTTCAAATCCGATAAAATCTACAAGCATTTTAGATTTTATTTCACAACCTATTGAGAAAAAACCTCAAGTACAATTAACGAACCCATTTACTCCCACAGCACATAGTACACCGCAAACAACGACTCCGGGTATCGGAGATGCAATTGTGGGTGGGGTGAGTAAGTTTTTAACTCCTAAACCCCTAGCGGGACACTCTGCCCCTTTTAACTTTTCTGCCAGTGCGGCGACAGTAGCATCAACTCCTCCACGTACAGTGCGGTCACAAGATTTTAAAGATGTTGGAAACCTTCCGCTTACCTTGTCTGGCTATGCTGGTGCAGGTGGGATTGTTAGTTTGGCAGAAGTAATATTGAAAAAACCCATAGCGATTAATGCGCCATTTCCCCACATGGATGAAAATAATAAACCAATAGAGGAACCGTTGCGGGGGGCGCAAGCAAGTTATTTTAACCAAATAGAAAAAGGAATACCGGAATCACAAGCGTTTGCTAATGCTGCCATACAGACAGTATGGGATATGGCGATTATTGCTCCGACAGTCAAAAATTTTGCTAAATTAGCTGCACTCAAGACCATCCCAGAGAAATTAATGACAGATGAAAGTATTATCAGTGCTACAAGACAACAAATGAGAGATTTTTCACAGGGAGTAATTAAGGGTGAATCACCATTGCCAATAGAAATACAAAAGGCTTTTCAGGCGGCATCCACTGAAGTGAAGAAAAATATGTTATTAGGTTCTGGTATTGATATTGTTAAGGCTAAGCCATCACTTTTAGGTAAGATGCTAGGAGTTACTGAAGCGGAAATCAACACTATTTTAGGTGGCTCTGGTACGGGCACGGTAGTCAGACCCGGCTCAGCCGGCGCACTTCCGGGTCAACGTGATATTCCGGGGCAAGCTCCCGCTTTTGGTCTTTCCACAAGGAGGGTTGAAGGTGTGGGTTATACTGATAATACTATTACTAAAATAGCACTATCAAAAAATGCTGATGAGATTGCTGGATTTTTAAGTTCCAACGTTGATTTGCCGGTAGATAAAATTCCTCTTGTTTCAAGGATACTTGCTGGTTTAAATGATCCCGAAAAAATAAAAACAGTTATTAGTAATGTTCTCCCCTCCCCGGAACAAATTTTGGGGCAAAAACAGGTTGAATTAGAATTATTAAAAGACCAGATCGAAAGTAATCCATTAAATGAAAATACAAGAAATGACAGGTTATTATTTGATTCTAAAGAGAAAGATATTATTGAGTTGGGAGATGCAAAGGGAAAACGTGCACGATTTATAGAAACCAGAATGGCGGAAGCGGGTTACTCTAACCCTCAAAAATTTGTTGATGATTATCAAGCGTTACAAGAACAGAGAGCACAATTGAAGGCACTACAAGCTGAGGTGAAGGTGTTGAAGGCGGAAGGAAAGGGAGTATTTCTATCAGACGGAACATGGATTGGAAAAAATATGGGGAATTCTCCCGAGGCAATAGATAGAATAAATAAATTAGCAAGACCACAAGTAAATAGTGCTGAATCTGGAAGACAACAAATACTAAAAGAAAACACACAATCAATACAAGAAAAAGGTGGACAAGTTCTTGCTCCAGAAAAATCAAAAGAGTTGACAACTTTTATGTCGAAGACTGGAGGTTTTCTTACTGAGAGTGATGTTCCTAAAATGTATAAAGAATACGGCAACATTTCTATTGCTGTAAAAGATGTCAATGGACAGCGTGCAAGAATGAGTATTGAAGATTTTCAAAAACTCTCACAGAATAAAGCCTTTTCAGACAGAATCAGGGCCGTGTTTGTTGGCGGACATTCTTATGAGTTAAACAGAAAACCAGACTTTGATCCACAGTTTATGGAGGCGCTGAATCCCAAGAAGTTACTTGAGAATAAATCAACCACCGATGGATTTGCTAAGTTGGGTACACTTGAAGATATTGGGGGGGTTAAACTTACTGCTGATACTACAATATCTAAATCCCAGCAAGCCCTGTTCGTACAAGCTATTACTGATGGTAGAGTTAGAACTCTTTTAAAAGAGAATGGTATAAAAGAAGTAAATATACAACCTCCATATAAGTTTGGATTATCTGAGCAAGGTCATATTGTTAAAGGAAAACAAATCATAAACATAAGTGCTGACGCTACTGATCCTCAACACACAATACTTCACGAAATAGGGCATGAGAAACTTGATAATCTACCAGTAGATAAACAGAATGTACTTCTTGATCGTGCAAAGAATACTACAGACCCAGAGATGCAGGGTTATAAAAGTTTGGGTGTATGGGAAGAAATTGTTGCTGATAGTTTGTATAACAATCCTGATTTTGCACCAGAGTATTACGGTGGTCAAAAAGTGATAAGTACTCCCAAAAAATACTCCGCAGAAGGCATCCCACTATCTACAAAAGCACAAGAGGCGAGGATTGCTAATCGTCCCCCCGTAGAACCACCAAGAACTACCTTACCCGAACTTCCGCCAGAAGGTGAAACACCTAAATTTGTAGCAGAGCCACAACCAGAAGTGCCCACTAGTGCTCTGGGATTCCTAAAAAGAAATCTTAACCCACTTAAATTTATAAATGAAAATACTGCGGAAATATTTCGTGACTGGAACTCGGGACGTATTACTGGTAGAGAATTGGCTAATGAGACAGCACGGACAATTAAAATTGAGGGTGATGGCATGGATTTGATACATAAATATCAAGCGGGGGAAAATGTCCCTCAAAAGGAGCAGATACAGAAAATATTTGATGACTTGAGAGATGAAGCTATTTCTCGTGGAATAGAAGTACCATATAGAAAAAATTATATACCCCAAGTATACAAGGGGGGGCCAAGGGATATTCAAAAAGCTATACTGGATTATTTAAGTGAACATGGGGTACATGATGAAATGGCAATGGATTATGTTAATGGAGTCAAACCTTTGCCAGATGAAGTTGCTTCAAGGTTAAAACTTTCTACTTCTTTTGAAAAAGAAAGAGTTTTTGCCAATTATAGGACAGCTCAAGAATATGGGTTAAAACCAAAATATGACAAAATATCAGACCTTGCCGCTCACTATCGAGGAGAATTGGAAAAGGCTATTACTAATAGAAAGTTAATTGATGATTTAAAAGCGGATGGATCTATTCTTCCAGATAAATATGCTCCTAAAGAATGGCAGGTTTTAAATACCCAATTTACAGGAAATGCAGGAACTTACCGTGCCCCAGCAAATGTAGCAAAGGTGGTTAATGATATTTTTTCAGATCCTAATCTTGGGGGTTTATTATCAATGGGGGCTAAAACACTTGCGACAGCTTCCAAGATGATGCAAGAAATAGTACTATCAGCAGGATTACCCAATACCACCATTAACTTTTTTGCTATCGGTCAATTAATAAAAGAAATAACGGCAGGGAATTTTAAAGCTGTTAATGCTTTTATTCGAGCTAACTTAAATAGCGCCACAGCAAAATATTTTACAGCACACGAACAAACGATAATGGATATGGCTAAAGAAAACATAGATATTACTAACAGAATAGGCACTTTCGGGCAACAGTCTATGTTGGATTTGTTAAAAGATAAAGAATTTAAAAAACTTATAGGACATGGATTAGATATAGCTTTCGGTAAAAAAACCTTTGAATCTTTTATGCCGATGATGCAGATACAACTATTTGAAGATATTGTAAAGGCTACAGGTAATAAAAAATTAGCAGGACAAGTTGTGAGAGCTAACTTTGGTCTAAATACTGATAGCTTTGCACGAGGAGAATTAACACAAGATGTTTTGTCTGCTGTATTTTTTGCCCCACGCTTTCGTGAATCAATCATAAGATCATTATTTAATACAGGGAAATCTGGATGGGAAGTTTTGAGGTATATAGGCACTGCGGGAGGAAAAAAGATTGACCCGGGATTATCTAGGAATATCAGATTATTGGTTGGAATGATTTTAACTTATGGTATTTATAATGTAATTAACAAACAACAAACGGGGCATTACATGTGGGATAATCCTACGGGTAGAAATTTTGCTCTCGGTATTCCTCGTGATAATGGCGAGATAATATATGTAGAATTTATGCCTAGTTATCTAGCTTTTGCTCGTAATATGGCAACGGGCGCGATTGCCACAGGAAAGGGTGATTTTTCGATGGCAACACAAAAATTTGGCACAGTTTTTTCCATGCCGGTAAAACTTATATCAGAATTAGTTTCAAAGAGTGATTATTTTGGCAATCCTATTTATGAAGAAACAGACACCGGGCTAGAAAAGATTCATAAAATGGCTGCTTATGCGGGACTAAGTGTAAACCACCCATATATCAAAGAGGCGGTTTCTTATCTTCCCGACAGTGCTGAAAAATTTATTACTGGAAAGAATAAAGACCCCAAACCGCTATACCAATCATTGGTAGTGGCATTGGAATTACCTTTAAAGTTTTCCACCAAAGACAAAGAATCTACTTCCGCTTTTCATGACGCATTAGACGCAAAAACCAAGGAAAATGCCACGATTAAGAAAAAGTATGTTGATTTATATGAAAAGAATAAAAAGCTAGATGCTGCGGGGAAATCAGCTGAAGCAGATGCTAACTACAAAGCACTAACCAAAGAAGAGAAAGTGATTTATAAAGAAATTGTTAGTAATGAAAAATCAAGAGCCACAGTTAAAAGGGAAGGGGAGTTGTATGATTTAGTAGTAAGTGCAAAAAAATTAGATGCTGAGGGAAAGTCAAATGAAGCTGATGCTTTATATAATAATTTATCCAAAGAAGATAAACGTATTTATAAGTTGGTGGTCAATAGAATAAAAACACCCCAACTCCCGACGGATGATGTAAAACAACCGGGTATTATAAAGAAAACCATTAATGCTTTGTTTGGAGTGAAAGTGGCAGAAGCATCTTACGCGGGGGAACAACCTACAAAAAATTATTCAGTAAGAAATAATGAAATTTCAGACATAGACCTTGAGGAAGCTCGTGCTGTTTTGTTTGGTGAAATATCTAACCGATCATCGGACAAACAAAAACTAGAAGCGCAGACCATTTTAAATACGGCCATTAACCGAATGGAGGTTTTTGCAAAAAGGGGCGCACCTAAAACATTAACGGAAGTATTACAAATGGATAATCAATATCAGGCATATCAAAGCAAGCAATACGAAAAATATAAATCAGGCAAGTTAGAAAAGATTGATATGCAAAAAATAGAGGCCATTGAGGCGATTATTAATAAGGTTAAAGATGGAACATTTCAAAATAACATAGGGGACTATGTTTACTATGCCCATAAGCCGGACGGAAGGATTTTTGCAAGGGCAGGTAGGTTATTTAAATAACTTATCCACATCTTTAATAAGTATAAAAATAATGTTATAATACAAAATATGAACCCAAACGAAACCAAAATGTCCCCAGTGTTTGTACCAACTCCGGAACAACTAAAAAGTCGTGAAAGGGTGTATAAACACATTGAAACAATGAGAGAGTTAAAAGATGAGGCAAAGCCCCACTTTCAAACAGGACCAAACGGGCCACGATCTTTTAATACCTATATAGATGATAGTGAGATGATTCTTAATGGTTATACTGTTGCTAGGGGGGAAAACGGCAAGGAGGAATGGCAATCTAACCTAACAGATAACATTACTCTTGCTAAGATGAGGGCAATTGCGGCGGGGGTAGGGCTTAAAACCCCGGAAATGATCTTTACTTCAGTGAATAAAAATGGGATGAGATCTGCTGCGCGTGCAGACATCTTTAAAAATATTGTCAAGGAATCATATAATAATGAAAATCCCGTATTGAGTACCTTTTTAGAGTTGTGGCACATGATGGCTCACGGGGTTACTTTTGAATATGAAGGATATAAAACTGGGGGCGCAATGCAAGAAGTAATAGAGTCTTTTGATTCTATTACTGGGAAGGTAAACACAAAAAAAATATATCGTAAAATGAACGGGAAACCTTTTTCTGTTTTAATAAATCCTCAAGAGTTTTTTTGGTGGACGTTTAATGTAAGAGATGTGCAAGACCAGCCGCGTCTAGCGTGGGTACAACATTTTACTAAAAGAGAACTAGAAATGGAGTTTTCCCGATACCCAAACTATAAATATATAAAAGATAAGGCTGAAGCTGGACGAATCTCCAAATTAACAGATTCTACTTATTTTTCTAACTGGAAAGACCGTGTTCAAGATGATGATGACTATGAAGTAATTAGATATTATTCAAAAGCGGACGAGGGACAAGATGGTGGGTATGGATATGAAATATGGATAAACGGTGTGCCACTACTTCAGGCGCCTCTTTTATGGGGGGATAAGGAAAAGAAATATCCTTTTGTAAAACAAATTTCTAACCCATTTGCCAACACCAATTTTTTTGTCGGCATGTCTTTCCCCGGAATATTAGAATCATATCAAGATGGTAAAAACACTGTTCTAAATACCTTAATAGATAAACTTTACCGCGCAGTAGATCCGCTTAAACTAGTTGGGCTTCAAAACAGAGATTTGTTTGATATTGAAACAGAGGTTGTATCACAAGATAATACTATTTATGTGCCAGATATTAATGCTGTAAAATTCCTAGAACATCCAAGTATTAATGCTGGTGAATTACAAATGCTTGCTATTTTAGATCGTGGCATAGAATCCGAATCAATTGATAAATCCCAGCAAGGAATAAGTGGCAACACACAAAAAACAGCTACCCAAGTACAAACAGAAGATGCTCGTGCTAGAGAAATTAAGGGTTCACTTTTTATGTTTTTGGAAGATTTGTGGTTACAGAAAATAAGACTACGCGCCGAGGTTATTCTTTCTCATTTTTTGAAAGATAAGGCGGCGCAAGAAAGCATTAAAGACAAAATCATTACAATAAAAGATTATTCTTTTGGAGATGGATCTAGGGGGATACTTGATATTTACATTGCAAAAAACAAACAAGATCGTCTGTCACAGCAAGAAATTGAGGCCAGGGAACAGGCAATGGAGGAACAAAATATTGCCTATAAACTTATTTCTATAGATGTGGATTATCTTAACGATTGGGAATATGATTTTAAAATTGTTCCGAAAGCATTTGAAAAAGAAGATTTGGAGTTACAAGGACAAGAATTAATGAAAGAAATACAACAGGTAACAACATTATTTCCAGAATTTTTTATTGCCAATAAAGACAAGTATCTCAAAGAAGTGCTAGAATCATACGGAAAACATCCTGACGAATATGCGCCACCTGCGGAGTTGCCACAGGATAATTCAAAGGATGTTAAATTGTCTGAAAGCCTATCTTACAAAGATGCTCCGGAAGATATTAAAAGACAGATAGAAGAACAGGCTGGATTAAAACCATCTACATTACCACCACCCGCACCAGAAAAACCGAAAACTAATATTTTGGGACTAAAATGAATGATTTAATACAAATTACAAAAGAATTAGCAGATTTTTTAGGAAAAAAATTAGACAATATTGCCGATAATAATACTGTGGGCATAGAAATAAAAGAATTGGCGGTTTTGTTAAACACCAAACTTGAAGCATTGGTTGTAAATAATGATATTCCTGATAATTTGATTGCGATCAAAACAGAATTAAAACGCATTGCTGATGGACCAACCAAAATTGAAATAGTACCCACACCAGATAATGAGTTAGCTAGAACTTTTTGGGAAATGTTGAGGGGGCCTAAAGGAGAAATGCCATCGGAAGAAAAGATTATTGAAACTGTTATGCCGTTAGTGGCTAAAATTACTCGTGGAGAAGATGGACACACCCCAACAAAAGACGAAATCGAGAAATTAATTAAACCGCTGTTACCAAAGGAAAATGAACTAAAAAAGATAATCAAACCATTAATTCCTGATCCTATTAAGGGAGATGTGCCAACCAATACAGAACTAAAAAAGATAATCAAACCATTAATTCCTGATCCAATACCGGGATCTCCTGATAATGGAGAAGATATTATTGACAAAGTAAATAAAGATAAAAGTAAAAAAGTAATTAAAAAAGAGAAGGTGGAGGGTTTGGCAGATATTGAGAGTATGGCTAAAACGGCAGAAGTAAATTCTCGTTTAAGATTGAGAGCTGCGGGAGAAGGTTTTAATTTACAAGTTGATGGACAAAATAAGGGATTTGTCCAAAATATTAACCTCATTAGTGGAACCAATGTAAGTATAGCCGATTCTCTTGTTAGTGGATTACATAATATTACTTTTAATGCTTCTGATGGCTCAGCTTCCCCTCTAACCACAAAAGGCGACCTGTATACACATTCAACCGTAGATGCCCGTCTACCAGTCGGCTCAAATGGTCAAGTGCTTTCCTCTGACTCCACTCAAACCACAGGTCTTAAA